TATGTGTTACAAAAGTGTCTTTTACAGCAATATCGTTTCCAAGTGTTAGAACGCCACCATCAGCAACAGACATTTTCCATGAATCACCGGCATCATCGCCTTGATCAGCTTTAAGATAAAGTGAACCCGCACTTCCTTCATCACCTTGAAAAATCTGTCCTGTTGAATTTTCAAATGTATTAGACTGTGTAAACGACAATTGTGAAGTTTGTATATATGTTTTTAATCTAGAAACTTCTGTTTTTCTATTTGTTCCATTTGCACCGTCATCAACAACCATAAGATCAGCATCAACAAGCGCAGCACCAATATCTGTTCCACCGTCAATATCTAAGTTTACAATTGCAAATGCACCATCACTACAATCAAGTGTTGTAAAAGCACCAGTTCCAGCTGTAGATGCACCAATATTAACACCGTCAACCGTACCTCCATTAATATCGACAGTTGTTACTGTTCCTAAGTTAGTAAATGTTATTGCATTAGCGTCTACTTGTGACGATGCATCTACAATTATTGCTTTAGACGCTTCTGCAGTGCCTAATGTACTAATGTCCAGATAATTTAATTCAGCTGTGCTGGCATTTAATCCATCTAGTTTATTTATCTCTGCTGCTGTCGCAGTTACTTGTGTTGAACCAAGATATAGACTGTTTTCTGGAACAGTTAATTTTGGCGAATTACCTGTTATAATTATATCGTTTATTTGAATTGAATCACTAGAATTTGCAACTTTTTGTAAAGCTGAATTTTGATCCCAAACAACAAGCCCGTTGCCTCCTGAGAATGTATAGTTAGCCATTTAAATGTACCCTTTCATGAATAATATTACTGTTATTAATAACTATTCTTTATATTTTTATTTTTTCTTATAAACTTGTTATCAATGTTATATAATATAAAATAAAAGTGAGGTCTAGTATGACTGTGATAAAAGAACATATCTCGTATTCTGAGATAAAACAATGGAGAGAGTGTGGCTGGCGACATAAACTTCTATATATTGACAAGTTAAGATCATTTGAAGAGAGTCCACATTTACATTACGGAACAATAATACATGATGCTTGTGAGTATTATCTTAAGAATAAAGAGCTTAAGTTAGAAGAATCAAAAAATAAAATTACTAATGTATGGAGTGAATATGGATTTGATTCAGAAGATTTTATTCAATTACAGACACAAAGAGCTGAATTACAAGGATGGAAATATAAACATAGTAAACTTAAAGACTGGCTTCAATGGGCTGAAGCTAGTATTCTCTCGTTGCCACAATTTCTAGATGATACTTTTCCTGGTTGGGAACTTCAATCTGCTGAAGAAGCTTTATACGAAAACATTGAGAGTGTTGATACAAAATTTAAAGGTTATATTGACTGTATCATAAAAGTTCCTAATAAAGGTAAGTATAAATATTGGGTTATTGACTGGAAGACTTCAAGCGGAAGAGGATGGACTTTGGACAAACAAAGAGATTTTAATATGCAAGCACAAGTTATACTTTATAAGCACTTCTGGGGGAATAAAAACAATATTCCGTTAAAAGAAATACAATGTGGTTTTGTCTTGTTAAAGAAGCTAAAAACTGTAGGTAAACCGTGTCAATTAATAAAAGTTTCAAGTGGACCAAAAAGCCTAGAAAAATCTCAAAAAATGATAAGAAGTATGATTAAAACTGTAGGTAAAGGAATGTTTCTTAAAAATAGAAACTCATGTATGTTTTGTGAATTTAAAAATACAGAATATTGTAGGTAGTGTTAAATGGAAAAATTAAAAATACTAATATTATCAGACCATGCTATGTCGCCAAGTGGTGTAGGAGTTCAAACAAAGCTTTTAATAGAAGGTTTGTTAAAAAAAAATAAATATACTTTTTTACAATTAGGTGCTGCAATTAGACATGATGATTTAAAAAGTTTAAAAGTAAAAGAAGACTTTTTTATTAAACCTATTAACGGTTTTGGAGACCCTAACTTAATTAGATCTATCTTGTTAAATGAAAAACCTGACGCACTGATTTTATTTACAGATGCTAGATTTTTTGAATATATATTTAAGATGGAAGACGAAATTCATCAAGTTTGTCCTATATTATGGTGGCATGTTTGGGATAATAAACCATATCCTAAGTTTAACGAATGGATATACGACTCAGTTGATACAATTAATTGTCATTCCTATTTAACATATAAACTTTTAAAAGAAAATTTAGATAAAAAATCTGTAAATTATATACCTCATTCTTATCCAGAAACAGATTTTTATAAGATTGAAAAAAATAATCTTTGTAAAGAGAAAGTAAAAATTCTAGGCGAAAAAAATAAAGATTCTTTTGTTTGCTTATGGGTAAATAGAAACTGCAAAAGAAAAAGGCCATCTGACGTTGTTAGATCTTGGTCAATTTTTATAAACAGTTTAAGTGATAAAGAAAAAAATACATGTATTCTTTTAATGCATACAAATCCTAACGATAAAGCAGGTGTAAATTTATTTGCTGTAATTGAAGAGCTTAACATGAAAAATAATGTATTAATATCAAGTTCTTTGTTAGAAAAAGAAGTGTTAAATATATTGTATAATATTTCTGATTGTACGATTAACATTTCTTTTAATGAAGGATTTGGGTTAACTACTTTAGAGTCTATGATGACGGGGACACCTATAATTGCTTCTAAAACCGGTGGTTTAACATATCAAGTAATAGATCATTTTGATAATACTGAAAATGGTGTTGCTTTAGATATTGATATGTCAACCCTTGTAGGTAATCAAAAAATTCCTTATATTTATGAAGATTATACTTCATGTGATAACGTTGCAAAAGGAATTAAGAAATATTATAATCTTTCTAAAGAAACAAAAGAAAATTTAAGTATAAAAGTTTCTAACTTTGCAAGAAAAGATTTTAATTATCAAGATTCTATTAACAAATGGGATATATCAATAGAAAATTCTATTAATGAATTTAAAAATAAATCAAAAATGGAGATAATCGATTGTTAAAAAAAGTTTTAATTCAAGGACCTCTTTTATCACAATCTGGGTATGGTGTCCATAGTAGACAAGTATTTAGATCATTATTAAACAGAAAAGATATTGATTTATATGTAAAAGTTACTTCGTGGGGAGAAACTTCGTGGTTAATTAATGATAATTTACAAAAAGACTTAATAAATAATATTGTTCTTTTAGCAAATAAAAAAAATAGTTCTTTTAATATATCATATCAAATTGGTCTGCCACATGAATGGATTAATATATCACCTATTAATATAGGAATTACTGCTGGTTTCGAAACAAATATTGTTAAAAAATCTTGGATTGACAATGTTAACTCAATGACAAAAGTAATAGTACCATCAGAGTTTACTAAAAGAGCTTTTGTTAACACTTCTAATCTTTTTGGTATAAATATACAAACTCCGATAGAAGTAATTAACGAAGCATATTATGATTACTTTGAAGATGATCATAAGAGTGTTATTAATATAGATGAAAAATTAAAATACGACAAAAATATTTTAATAATGGGTCAAATAACAAGTAATGAAGACATTTCAGATAGAAAGAATACATATAAGACTTTAAAAACAGCTATTGATTTTGTGAAAGATAAAGATATTGGTGTTTTATTAAAAGTAAACACAGGAAAATATTCTTTATTAGAAAAAAATATTTTATTAGATAACATAAAAAAAAGATTTTCTCTTAAAGAAAGAGAGAAGATTCAATTAATATTTGGAAATGTATCTATAGAAGAATTATATGATTTATATAATTGCAAGAAGATTAGTTGCTTTCTTTCAGGAACAAGAGGTGAAGGGTGGGGTCTGTCTTTTATTGAATCAGCAGTTTCTGGTTTACCTATTATTGCTACAAATCATTCAGCATATAAAGAATACTTAAAAGATAGTTTTTTAGGTGTTGACTATAATTTAAAAAAATTAGATTTTTTTAGTAATAATTTTATTGATGAAAACCAGGAACCAACATGGGCAGAATTCTGTGAGGTGAGTATGATTGAATGTTTAGATAAATTTTTTGATAAAGAAACTTTTTATAAGAAGATATCTTTAGATAATAAAGAAAAAATTAAACAAAATTATAATATTAGTAAAATACTAAAAGAATATAATTACTTTTTTGAGAATTTACTATGACTATATTAATATTAGTTTTGTTTTTTTTATTGATTTTTTTTGTTTATTACTGTATTAAATTTGCATTAATTGTATTAAACATACAAGATAAATTAGAAAATTCACTAACAAAAATAGATGAAAAATATATAAGAATCAATGAAATATTAGAAATTCCTTTATTTTTTGATAGCCCTGAAATTAGAAGACTTTTGTTTGAAATAGAAGAAACAAGAGATATTATACTAGATATTTCTTATGAATTAAGTAATATAGATAAACCAAAAAAAGAATATTCAGACTTAGAAGATCATAAGGAAAAAATGTGACAAAAAAAAGAAAAAGAAAACAATATTTTACTCTAGAAACACAAGAAAAAATAGTTTTATATCAAAAATCTGATTGTAAAAAAGAAAAAGATTCATTATACGAAGAACATATAATGCCTGCTTTTAATGAATTAGTACATAGTCTTGTATCTGTCTATAAATTTAAAGCAACTATAGAAGATATAAGTCACTTAAAAAATGATTGCTCGACTTTTTTATTTGAAACACTTCATAAATGGAATCCAGATAATGGTACTAAAGCTTTTTCTTATTTTAATGTTGTTGCAAAAAATTGGTTAACTATTAACTCAAGACGATTAGCAAAGAATGCTAATAGAAGTGTTTCTTTAAATGCACCAGAAAGTATGTCGTTTAGAGACAAATCAAAATTGTCTGAAAGTAGAATAGAATTATCTCCTGATGAAAAAGAGAGAAAAAATAATATTCCTAATGTAATAGATGAAATGTTAATTTATATAGAAAATCAATTAAAAGATGGTAGAGATAAACGTTGTATAAAAGCTATTCAACAGATATTTACTAATGTTGACAATCTAGATTACTTAAATAAAAGAGCTATATTTGTTTATTTAAGGGAAATATCAGGACTTAATAGTTCTGAGCTTAGTTCTTCTTTGTCAACGATAAGAAAACATTATAAAAAAATAGCTGGACCTGATAAGATGTTCGATATATTCTAAGGATAATTTATGAAGACACAAAACATTGAATCCATTTCTAAAAAACTGGATGTAGTTGAAAAAAAAGAAGAACAGATAAAAAACTTTTCTGATATTTTGGAAAATATTGATTCTTTAGAAGATAAAAAGAAAATGCTCTGGAAAGAAATATATGAAAATTCAGTTGAAGACAGAGAAAAGTCAAAAATGCTTTTTAATGACGCATATATTTCTATGACAGGTGCAGGTATTAATGAACATATGAACATTGGTGCAATTATGTCAAAATATATTGAGAGAATGAGTAAATCAAATGATCAAATATTAAAACTTGCTGAACTTATTGCTAAAGAAGAAGAAAAATCTTCTGAGATTTCAGAAGACGATATCTTTAATAAGATTAATGGGTAAATATTTATGTTTATTCAATATAAAGTAGTTTATGTTATCAAAGAATTTGCAGGTGACGTTGTAAAAATAACAAACGACTTAATTCAGAATAATATCCTTAAAAGATATTTTGATGATGATAGTGTTATTGAAGACAAAAACTTTTTAAGATTTATATCTTCATTACCTCAAAATACTGTATTTTGTGTAGATTTAGTCTATAATGATAATTATATTAAACAAGAAGATAACATTATAAATATTGCTATACCTTTTATTTCTTCACATATAAACTTTCCAATAAAGATTGGAGAAACTGTATGGTTTTATAGATACAATTTAAATAATAAAAAGTTTAATAGTGTAGAAAAATACAATATAAACGGGTATTATTTAGGAAGAGTACACAGTTTATTAAATACAGAAGATACATCTTATTGCTTTAATGAAAGAGAAATATCTTATTTTTCACCTAGTAGACTTGATATTAATGACGGTATTAAGTCAGAACAAAAAGGTATTCTTGGAATTGAAAACAATAAAAAAGAAATTCTTAGTTTAAATAATAATTTAATTCACAATCCAGATACAGAAGTTAAATCTATTATTTCTAATAAGTTACTAAATAATGAATACTACACAAGTGAATTAAAAAAATATAGACTAAGACCTTCTTGTGATTCAATAATTAATCATGAAGATTTAGTCTTAAGAGGGACTCATAATACTAGTATTGAACTTGGTTCTGACTATTATAATGTTAAAAAAAGTTTATCTGAGAATGATAGTACATTTAGAGATCCTGCTAGTGGAAAAATATCTATTATTGCTGGTATTAATGAGAAATTAAAAAATAAATCGTTTAATTCTACTAAAAAAATTAGTTTCATTTCAGATGAAAATATAATTGATGATGATGGAAAAAAATTAATTTTATATGGCAATAATATTAGTCCTGATGTTGATAATGGTTTATTTTATGAAACAGTTAAGTCTATACAGCAGTTTAAAAACCCAGATAAAGTAGACAATAATATTAGGACTTCACTAGGTATTAAAAAACAATATAACATAAAAAACAATAGTTCTTCTCTTATAGTTTCTGAATCTTCTAGTGAGAGTAAAATTATTAAAAATAATATTAAGTTTACAATTCCACATATTGATAATTTTGTAGAACCTGTTTTATTACCAAAAAACACTTTAGAGAGACCTCCGTTAAGTAACGATTATGTTTCTTTTATACCAAACAACAGACCAATATCAAACTATAGTCAAAATAAAATGTCATCAATAACATCAATATCAGATGACATTACATTTAGTCTTCACAAAGACTCTCAAGGTAGCATTACACTTTTAAATCCTGTGTCTAATGATAATTTTTCTTCGTATTTAATGTTATCAAATGAAGGAAATATTCATTTAAACGGACAAAAAATAGTAATAGGAGATTATAATAGATTACCAGACACACAGAATGGATATAATGCATCAGTTTACCTAGGTTACTCTAATGAAATGAATAGTTTAGTATTAGGAGAACAGTTAAATGCTTTTTTAGAAGAGATTTTATTTGTACAAAAAACTAGTTTATATCTTATAAAGGATCTTTTCATTCAATCTAAAGAAATTAACAAAATAACAAAAGAGTCTTTTGACGGTCTTTTAAATGGTTTAAATTCTTTTTCTATTTCGTTGTCAGGTACACCAATTTCAGGCCAAGGGACAACTCTTTTGACTGAGGTTTCTAAGTCTATGTCTTCGTTTGCAAAATTAAATATTGATGCTTATCAAACTCAAATAGATAACTTTAAAGCTTCAAAAGAAGAAGATTTATTTAAAAGACTAGAAAATATTGAAAAAAATTTAGATAAATTACTTAGTAAATTTGTTAAAACATCATGACTTATTTTAAGTTTATATAATTATCTTTGTTAATTATAAATCTAGGAAATTTTTAAATGCTAAATTCAAAGTTTAAAAACACAGGTAAACTTAGAAAAGATTATATCAAAAAAGAAAAGTATAAAAATAAAATACTTGAATCAAATAAAAATCCAATAGGAATAAAGTTACCTATTTCTCCTCCCAAGAACAGTAAAGAGACTTTATTTGAAATGACTTATGAAATTTCGGACCAAGTAAAAAGTAATCTTAAAAATTTAGTTTTAACTAGAAAAGGTGAATACCTTTGTTTACCTGATTTTGGAACAAACTTAATAGACATGTATAACAGTTCTGAACTAGGAGACATAGAAGACATAGTGATGTCTGAGATACAAACTGCAGTATCTATTTTTATGCCATTTGTTTCTTTAAATAACTACTCTTCAGTTAAAATACCTGAGACTTTTGATAATCCAGAATATTTTGAAATTAATATTGATTATACAATAAGTGATATAGAAGAAAAAAACAAGTTAATAATTAAATTATTAACATCGAGGTAATTTCAGTGTCAAACGTAAGCATTCTTAATAAAGAAAAAAATTATTTTAATAGAAAAAGACTCATTAATAAAAATAAAGAAGAATTTAAAAGTGAGCTTTTAGATTATGCAAGGAGCAATTTTCCTGATAGAATTTCTGATTTTTCTGAATCTTCTCTTGGCGGTATGCTTCTCGACTTTGCAGCGATTGTAGGTGAGTCTTTAACTTTTTACATTGATCAGCAAATTAACGAATTAGATTATGAAACAGCATCAACAGAATATAGTTTGTTGAATCATTTAAGAAAAGCTAATATAAAGTCAGGTTTTGCTTCACCTTCAAGTGTTGAAGTTTCTTTTTATATGATCGTCCCTGCTATTAATAATATGGATATGCCTCAAAAAGAATACCTTCCTATTATAAAAAGAGAGACACAACTAAGATCGATTGATGATATAACATTTATCCTAGAAGAAAATGTTGATTTTTCAAAAGATATTAATATTATCCAAGAAGTATTTGTTGGAGGTACAAGATATTTAATGCTTAAAAAAGAAGGTATTTGTATATCTGGTAATATTATAAACGAATCTTTTATGTTCGACGAAAATAGCGTTGATAATTTTTTATCTTATACATTAAGTAATGAAAATATAACAAAAATATTTAAAGTTAACGATAATTCTTCAGATATAAATGAATATAAAGAAGTTGAATTTTTATCACAAGACACTGTTTATGAAAAAGTTGATTTAGGAGAAAATGCATACTTTAATGTAGTACCTGCAGCTTTTAGATATATTTTAGAAAGAGACTTTGAAGATGGTTTAACTACAATTAGATTTGGAAATAGTAATGGAAACGTAGTTAACGAAAATGGTGTTTTAACTAATCCTGAAGAAATTGCATTACCTTTATTATCTAGAGACTATATTGGAAGTTATTCATTAGACCCTAAAAAATTAATTAATAGTAATAGTCTAGGTGTTTCACCAGCTGGGAAAACAATAAATATTAAATATAAATTTGGAGGAGGAGAAGATCATAATGTTTCTGCTAGAAGTATTAATATTATTGATAGTTTAAATTATTTCTTCCCCCATTTATCAAATGAGAACGATGCGCAAGTTGATCTTATCATCAATTCAATTTCAGTACTAAACGATGAATCTGCGGTAGGTGGTTCAAATGCGTTAACTTTAGAAGAACTTAGAGGTCATATATCTTCTTCAATGAAAGCTCAATCAAGAATTGTAACACATGAAGATTTGTTAGCTAGAATACATAGTATGCCTTCAAACTTTGGTAGAATTAGTAAATCATCTGTATTAGATAATCCATATTCCAAGTCTACAAAAGATCTTTATATAATATGTCGTGATGAAGACGGATTTTATGTTAAATCAAATGATTCACTTAAATATAACTTATCTAATTATTTAAATGAATATAGAATAATTGGTGATACATTTAATATAATTGACACAGATGTGTTTAATATTGGATTGTATTTAAAAATTAAAATATCAAATAATCATGATCAGCAAGATGTAATAGTAGAAGTACAAAGTAAAATTTTTACTTTAATGATGTTTGAAAAACTTCAAATTGGGGAAGCTATAAATGTTAATAAAATTGTTAGAATAGTATTAGACACTCCTGGTGTACTTACAATAACTTCTAATTTTAAGACAATTATAAGACCAAAAACTAATAACGACTTAAACAGAATTGATTTAGAAAACTTAGATAGAAAATATAACAATAACAGCTTTTCAGTATTTGAAAATTATAAAGATGGAATATTATCTCCTCCAAAAGGTGGAATATTCCAGCTTAAATATGCATCTGATATTGAAGTTGTGAGTGGATAATAATATGATTATAATAGAAAATCCTATAAAAGATACATACGTAACTGATATTCAAACTATAAGTAACAATGGTTTAAATTCAAATGTTGGACAATCTTCATCAATAGATTTGTTTAAAATTTCTGAAGAAAATAAAAAAACTTTTGCTAGAGGCATACTACATATTTCTGGAATTCCATCAGATGGTGACACTTTTACAATCATAGATTCTGATGGCGCTAGTAACACGTATGAATATGATAACAATTCTTCTGTTACTGGTAATAATATTTTGATAAGTATTGGTAACAATGTTAATGATTCTTTAACTAATACAATTTCTAAGATTAACTCAGATAACAACTTTGGTGTTTCTGCGATGAAATTATACGATGACAAAATTCTGCTTAAACAGAATAAACCTGGTTCATCTGGCGACACACTAATAAGCACATCTGGTACAAATATTTCTTCAAAAGGATTTACTAGATTCGAGCACTCAGCTGGACTTATATCGTTTGACATTTCAAAAATTAAAGAATCTCATATTTCTGATGGTAGTATAGCTAACTCGGTCTTTAGAGACTTAGCAAACCCTAAATTTAATGCCGAGATAAAATTAATAGATATAGGTCAATCTTCAACTAAAGCAAAAGGTTTTTCATTAAAATTAAATGTTCTAGATAATGACTTTAGAGAAGGACTAGGTAAAGATGTTATTCACTTTTCTGATATAGATGATGCAAATTTTAAAATATTAAATAGCGATTCTAATGTATCTTGGACAAATGAAGGAATAGTTTCTGGTGACGATCTTTTCATTCAGTCAAATAGTTCTTTTGAAAGTTTTAATATAGAAACAGGAAAAGAAAATTTATCATTCGATGTTACAAACTATTTACACGAGTTTTTTAAAGGAACAGCAAACTTCGACAAAGAGTCTTTTGTAATTCATTTTGATTTAGATAATCTTTTTGATAAAAACACTTATTTTGTTAAAAGATTTGGTAGTAGAAATTTAAAAAATAAAAGTTTCATACCACAATTAATAATAAAAATAGACGATAATGAAATTGAAAATGTTATTGTAGACAAAAAAAGATATTTTGATAATGAAGAAAATTTTTATCTTATGAATGTTAAAGGTAATTCTCTTAAAAGTTTTACAAATGGTTTCAATGTAAAACTTAAGTTTTCATTTATAGGAGATAGTAATCAAAACATATTTTCAGAAACAGAAGCAATAACAGGTCAGACTATATATAATTACAAAGGTGATGAAATTATAGGAATAAAAAAGTTTTCTTTATCTAATGCGATAATAAGTCAAATCCAGACTGATTCTATTTTTAATAATAAGTTAAATAAGTTAGGATATATCCCTGTTGAACTAGAATATTATTATGATAATGGTTCGGGTACAACATCTACAATTAAAAAAGAAAATATAAATTTTAATTTATCAGAAGTTGATCAAAGTGAAATATCTTTTGACGATAAAAACATCAGAGTTTCTTTAGATATTTTGCAAAGTGAATTAAAAGCAAATAATACATTTGTATCAATAAAAATGAGTTTTATTGACATAAATAAACAATATAAATCGGTTAATGTTCCTACAAAACTTTATAGTGAAAATTTAGGAAAAATAACATATGAAATGTATGATGTTGATACAGGTCAAAAGATTATTAGCGATGAAGATTCATATACAATGCTTAAATTTAATGGAAAATATTATATATTGAATATGTTCTCTTCTGAGAATTTTAAAAATAAAAGAGTAAATTTCATATTCAAATATACAGATCCATTAACTGGTCTTTATAAAAAAGTATTAAATGACAATACAATTTTAAGGTTTGTATAATGACAAATTTAATTTCCTCTAAATCAGATATTGCAAATACACTACAAAATACTAACAAGAGAAAATCTCATAGTAATTTTGTTACTTCAAAAAATCTATTAGAAAATTCTGATTTTAGAACTTTTATAGATCTTTATCTTAATAATGAAACAGAGTTTTTTGAAAGAATAGATGGATATGATGGTTTTATAAGCACACAGCAAATTGAAAGTATTGATTATGAAAATTTTGCTGAACATGTGTTTTTTGACTCTGCTGTAGAAAAAGTTAATTTTGCTTTTGATAAATCAATAAATGAATTTCCATATGATAAATCAAGATTTCAAGTAAGTCAATACCTTAAGAAACTTGATGGATTTACAAAATATATTTTAGACAACAAAGTAAATAAATCAAGAAATTATATGCAATTCGACGGTAACAAGTCAATTGTTATAAATGATTCAAAAGGAAGTTTGTTAAACGATTATAAAGGAAAATCTTTTTTAGATAACTTTAACCCTAATGGTAAATCTTTTTCTTTTGATTTCTGGATATATCCAAATAATATTTCTCTTGGTGGGGGTATAAGTCCAAGTGTATGTATTTTTGAAAAATATGGAAATAATGAAGGATTTTTTATAAAAGCAAAAAATCATAATTCAATTAATGATACATGTGATATATCATTTATAATGACAAGTGATCAAAATTATTTTGAGTTTACTTTTAAAATAAAATTAGAAAAATTCCAACATATTTGTTTTGAAGTAAAAAATGATTTACTTGAAAATAGTTTTCATTTATATGTTAATGGAAAAGAAATAAATAAATCTTCTTCAGACGTTACTATAATTGGTAATATAAATAGTTTAAATTTAAATTTTTCTAGCCAGGAATTTAAAAACTCAAAAGTATATATAGGTAATTCTTCTAAGATAATTTATAACCTTAACAACAGCGTTAACGTTAGTTTTACTGGAGGGTTTGTTGGTCTAATTGATGAGTTTAGGTTTTTCTCTGGAAAAGATAGAGATTTTAAAGACATATTAAAATTTAAAGATGAAAATATACATTCACAAGAAAATTTAAAACTTTATTTAAGATTAAATGAACCATCTGGTATATACTCTAATAATCATATTGTATTGGATTACTCTGGAAACAAATTACATGGCGAATTAAAGTCTGTTACCTCTGCTGATAATGTAAATAATATATTTTCTATTATCGATAATTATGAAAGAAATGGGATTGTATTTAATGCCGAAGAAGCCATTGATATTCCATTAAAATATGAAAAAGATAATTTAAATCCTATTCTATTTTCAGTACATTCACACGACCAAAAAACTATATTATTAGATTCTGCTAAAGAATATGACTTAATTAATCCAAACTCTTTCTGGAAACTTTTTCCTAAAAATATTTTTCTAGAAGGATCTGATTATGACAATATTAGCGAAACATATATCAGCGATAAAGTAAAAAGTCAATCTAATGTAATTGGTACTGAAAGATCTATAAATCAAGAGTTGATTAAACTCATCTCTATTTGGGCAAGATTTTTTGATCAAATAAAAATGTATATAGACAATTTTACGGAATTATTGAGTTTTGATTATGATAAAATTAATAAAAATAAAAAAATTGATGGTGTAATCTTACCATTAGCATTAAATCAAATGGGTTTTAAATTTAGAGAGTTATATGCATTTCCTTTAAAAGAAAAACTTGATAATAAAAATTTGTCTTACGAAGAAGTTATGTCAACATTAAGTATAAGACAAATACAAAATATTCTTTGGAAAAGGTTTTTACTAAATTCAAAAGATTATCTTATGTCAAAAGGAACTGTAAGAAGCATAAATTCTGTTTTTAATTCTTTCGGTTTAGAGTCCAATAAGTTTATAAAGATAAAAGAGTTAAATGGGCAAAATAGATTAAATATAAATAATCAATTTTGTTCAAGTAGGCAAAAAATAAAATTTATTGATTTTAATCGACACAGTAAAAAGTTTGATACTACAACTTATAACAATACGGGTAATGCATTAAATAAAATCTATTTTAAGACTGAAAGGTTTCGAAAGACGAAGTTTAATAGTCAAATAAACAGTTTTGAAAAAAACTGGACTTTTGAATTTTATTTCAACTTTGATAAGTCAAAAGTTAAAATGTTTAATAATAGCCAGTCACTTTTTAGAATAGACAGAACTATCATTTCTGGACAACATGATAATCCTTATATTAATGTTGTGTTTAATAGAAAAAATAAAGAAGTAGACTTTGGAGATTTAGATCTTTATTTAAATATTGAAAATTTAAATAACAATACAGTTCTAAAAGAAACAATAGAAAATATTAATCTATTAAATGGCTATACATACTATATTTGTTTAAGGAAAAAGTATATTGATTCAAAAGACATTTATGAATATCAGCTTGATGTATCTCCAATAGGTCAATTGTCTTACTCATATAATAAAAATATTAAGATAAAAACATCTTTAAATTATGAAGATGCTGGTGGTCAAACAAATATTTATCAAATTTCATGTGGAGATTATAAATATAAAGATACAGTAAGAAGTATTGAGATTGATGGTTTATCTTATGAAACTTCTTTTCAAGGCAAGATAAGCCAAATTAGATTATATGATAAGTACTTACATAATGATATATTAAGAAATAAGTCTAAAGATATACAATTCATTGGAGAAAAAACAGATAATATGTCTGTTGATAATCTTTACATAAATATCGATTTAAGTGAAAATATTAATCAAGAATATCAAGATTCAAATGAACTATTTAATTATATTAGTGATTTATCAAAAGTTGAAAATGAAACAGATTTAAAATCTTATCTTTATGTAGGTAGTGATCTTCTTACAGACGGTAACATTAATAGTGAAAATATATTTTCTGCTGATGATTTGATACTTTTTAAACAAAATTATGAAATAGATTCACCTAGTAATTCTAATAAGATTTATATAAATTCTTTTGAAAGTGACTCAATTAAAGATCAATATAAAAATTACAATTTAAGTTTTTCTTCACAACACCATCCAGAATATTTATATCATGACGATCAAAGATTATACATTGATTTTTCTGCTGTTCATTTTTTAAATCAAGATATATCAAAGCTTATATCAATTAATGATTATTTTACTGATAAGTTGTCAATTTCTAGTTATCTTTATGAACAAGATTATTTAGATTTTTCTAAGTTAAGAGACGATTACTTTAAGAGAATAAAACCGAGAGAAGAAATCAATTTTAATATGTTATATCAGGTATATAAATATTTTGATAATATTCTAGAAGACTTATTATATGAAGCAATACCATCTCGAGTTAACTATTTAGGATTTAATTTTGTATATGAGTCACATATTTTAGAAAGAAATAAGTATCAATATAAAAACTCAGATAGTCGTATCTCAGTTTCAAACTCAGATTTATATAATTATCAAGATTATAGAAGACAAAATAGCAAATTTAGATATGATGATTCTATAGAGTTCTTAGAAAACTCTTTAATTAAAAAAGTATAGAAAGATTTATAAATGAGTGATTCTAGATTTGAAGAAAGACAAAATAGAAAAGAATTTAAATTTAATTTTAAAAGATCTAAATCTTTAATTGATACTAACTGTGAGTATGTAACAGAAGAAAAATATAAGGAGATGTTTCAAGAGACTCAAGTTTTTAATCCTTTTTTAGATTTTGGGGACAGAAAATTAGTTAAGGTTAAAAATACTATCACAAAGATAAAATTAGGAATAGACACATTCAGAAAAGATAATGGTTTTGTTGAAAGAAATATTTTGTCTACAAGGAAATATGCGGGATTTGATTCATTAGATGATATTGTAGATTATCCTTTTTCTTTTAATTACGATAATTTTTTTACTTTAACTAATAGATTGGATGTGTTTTCTAATGTCAGTAAAATACAAATGAACCAAACATATATTGATAATTTAAAAGGATTTAAAAGTAACTCTTTAGGTAATTCAAAAAATTCTTTTGGAGAAATATTAAGAATAGATGATAAAACAGAAAAGATAGACGATACAGTATCACATTATGAAGATGATATTATTTCTAGTTTCATACATTCAGAAAAAGATAAAATAGTTATAGATAAAATAATAAAAAGTGTTAATCCTATTTCTGGAATAACAACAAACACGGTTATTACAAAAAAGAAAAATATAATATCAAGTGAAGTAAGATATTTTGCATACAAAGAACAAAAAGTAAATCCTTTTTTTGATAGAACACAAAAAGTAAATAATCATCAGATTGACTCTAAACAAAATAGATATAAGTTTACAAGTGAATCTATAAATAATAAAATATTGTCAATAAGAGATAAAAATAAGGCTATAAAAGAATCTACCTTATATTCTTCTAGAGGGATAGATTGTGACTATTCTTTATCAAATGGTATAGATTCTTTAGCATATTATGGAAGAATAGATTAATGAAGTATAGAACAAAATTTAATTCAATAGGGTATAGTAAATTTGGTGGATCAAGTCTGTCTGTTAATCATAATGATAATCATCATACAATAAAATCAGGAATAGTAACTCAATCTTTTAACAAACAAAGAAAAGACTCAGAGTTAAGCTTTAGTTTTTTTGATAATGAATTAATCCACTCAGACATTAAATTAGATAAAAGAGAATATTTTTTCCATGATAGCAGAACTATTAATTTTTTAGAAAAAAATATAGTACCAACAGCTGGTATAGAGTCAAAATATATTAGTAATAACATATTGACTGAAATTGGTTTTTATAACAAGTCTAAAATAGTTAATACTCCTAATACATATCCTTTTTATGAAATAATTAATAGTAATAATTCACAAGTTGGTGTTTCTGGATTTGAACAACAGACTTTTACACAAAATCCTCATGTTTATGATAGAATGCTTAAAGAAAATTATCTTGAAGATATGCCATGCACTTTCAAAGAAGATAATGATGTTTTAGAAAAAACAGAAATAAATAATATAATTACGATCGATTATGATTTAAAAAAATCAAATAATAGTGATATTTATCTGTCTTTTAGTAAAAAAGGTAATACTAGAGAAGTTACATTTCCTGATGGGACTTCTTATCATACTTTTAATGGTAATACTGTTTATCTATATAATCCAGAGTATATAAAAAATAATTTTGGGCCACATGATTATTTAGGTAACATTTCAAGTGATTATAAAAATGATGTTGGTTCTTTTGTTGAGAATTCGCCAATATGTTTTAGTAGTGTATCTGTATATGAAGATATTTTATCAAATCAGTCTCTTTCAGATAATATTATTAAATCTTCTTATGGAACAATACCAATTAGTAATTTTGGATTTCCATTTGATTCAAAATACACAGCAAAAGATAGACATATAATAAAAGCGTCAGACTATATTTCAAAACCTTTTGTAATTGAAAAAGTCTGTTTAGAATTTACAATGTCAAATTGGTCTGTTTCTTTGCTTGATGGACAAGGAAATACTCCTTGTATAAACTTTGTAAACTTATTTTTAATTAATCAAAGAGGAAAATTAAATACTTCTAATTTAGATAATTCATTAAAGACTTATTATGGAAGTAATAACTTTATTAATATTGATCCTATTAATTACGAAGGTGACACTGTGTTTACTTCTAATAACAAAGATCAAAATGTAAACTTTACTCAATCGCAGATTAATGACATGGAATTACATGGAACAGTTCTTGGAGACTCTGTTCATGATAGTAATTATATACAAAAAAATAACATACAAAACATTGATAAAAGACATTATGAAACGCAACAAAGAGATATTATAACTTCTGTTTCTATTGCAAATTATTCTTCAGGTAAATCTAATCCAGACAATCATATAATAAACTTAGAAAAAATAGAGAAATCTGTTGATTTATTAATCAACAAATCACAATCTTCTTTATTGAATTCTTCAAATGATTCAGAGTGTATTTATACTAATGAATCGATTAAAATTGTTGCTCCAGTTAAACATTATTATGAAAATAAAAATCTTCCAAAGTTTACTAGTTTTAATTTATATCCTGAAAAGCCTTCAAGTGATAGAACAAATTTATCTTTAAAATCAGGAAGATCAATAATTGCAGAAAATTTAAATAATACTTCAAACAAAGAAATCATTTTAGATGTAAACAATAAAAATGTTATATTAAATGAAAAAATGTATGAAGAAAGTAGTTATATATTATTACCAAGTGATAATCTAGTTCTAGGTATTTCTTTAAGTAATTCTTTTGAATGTCAAGAAGACTATCCGGAAAATAATAATATAAGAATAGGTGAGGATTTAGTTAAAATTAGTTCTAGTAATGATTACCCCTTTAAAATACATTTAATAGGACATTATCAAGAAGATAAGAATAAAAAAATAATTTTAAATAAAGAAAGTAAACAATACAAAAATACAAAAAAAATAGGTTATTTTCAAAAAGAATTGGTAGACCAAGTTGGAAGTAATCTAGGTTATTTAGATAACAATTTTTATGATAGAGAAATAATAGGAAAATCAGGTTTTCTTATAAATAAAAATAAGTATTCTAATCAAAATAAAATAAAGTTAGGTAATTTTTTTGAACTACCTAGTTTTGGTAAACCTGATATTGTTAGCTCTATAGCAGGTGTTAATTATCCTCATAGTGAATATACTTCTTCTTTACCAGAAAACGATTATTTTACTGAAAATAGTAAAAAATATTCAATTAAACATTATTTTAACAAATATCATTTTGGAATGCCTAATGATAAGCTATATTATTCTTTAATTCATCAATTTGATAAAAGTAAATATTTCAATATTAATAAAAGATTCATGTCAGGATATTTTAAACAAAAAAATCCAGCAAAAATATCAGGAAAATTAATTTTTAATTTTAATAAAATTAACGAATTTAAAGGCACAAACTATCTAAAAGAAAAAATTATGTCTTCAACGACAGGAAAAACATCAGGTCAATCTTCACTTACATTTAAGATTACTGATAATTGTCAAAATTCAATAAGTATTTATTTGTTAACAGATTCAGCATTAGGTATTACAAGTGAAGGTATAGATGAATTAGATCCTCCAAGATATTCTGTTTCTGATTTATTTAGTGAAATAGAAAACAACAAAGTTATATTAACAGAAGTCGACCCAACTATTTACAACGCTTTTATCAAATCAAATGAAATATACCCAGCAGATTTAGAAATACAAAAAAGAGCTTTTGTAGACTTAGTTGCTTCAAGTATTAATCAAATAAACGATAAAATTCAAAAACAAATTGGTAATCCAAGTAATGTTATAGATTTTAAATTAAATGTTACTGCTGAAGTTGTTGAAGAAAGTTTACATACAAACTTAGTTGAGATAAAAATTACTTTAGATAAATTAGGAACATTTGGAAACCCTACAGCTAGAATTGAAGGTGGTGAATTTAATTCTTGTGTTTCGTTTGAAGATTTTTCTATAGAAGAAGGTGAATTAATTAAAAGTTACAATACGAATAAAAATGCTTATTATAATTCAAGTGAAATAATATTTTCAGATACTTAACATATTAGTAAAGGAATATAATTAAATGGCAGGTTTTCTAGAAAAAGATAAAAGACTTATTGATTATAAATTAACTGAGTTTGGTAGAGATAAGTTATCTTTAGGATCTCTTGATTTAAAATATTACACTTTTTCTGATAGTAGTATTGTTTATAACGAAGATTACGAATCTTTAAAAAGCTTTAAAGTATCTGATATTTCATCTTATTTACCTTTTGAAGTTGATGTAAATGTTAATAATATAATTAATCCTGAATATACGTTGTCTTCTGTTATATCTTTTGATCAATTAGATAATAACATATTGTTTATAAATAAAGAATCGAACAGAACAACATCTGATTATCTAATTGATTTAAAATTATTAGACAATAAAGTTTTAAAATCAGAAAACGATAATAGAGAAATTAATTTTGACTTTAAAGATGAAAAAGACGAGTTCGACTTTCATCAAAAACCTTCATCTTATCCTACAATTAAATCATACAAAACTTTGTTAAGCAATATTGATTACGTTAAAAACGACAAACGATTTATTGATAAAACAAGAAATAAATTTATGCCTCCTACTGTTTCTAGTGGAGGAAGTCTTTTCCTTAATGAAGATATTTTTTTAGATAGACCATTTGAAATTATTTTTAAAAGTTTAAATATTGATGATGAAATACCGCAATTTACAAATAAAGAAGACTTTGTTATTGATATTATTAATAAAATTTCTACAGATAGTAATATCCATAGACTAGAATATATTTTTAACGAAGAAAAAATGTTAGACGAAGACGTTTATCTTTTTGAGATGCACAAAAAAGTAACATCGACTGATAATGTTGTTAACTTGTCAAAACTTTCTTTTGTTCATTTAGGTGAATTTTACGATTCAAAAGAGTATAATTTCAAGAACATTTATTTAATAGGAAAAGTATTTTTAACAAGAAATTTAAAAGAAGAAATAAACGAAGAAAATAAGAGATATTATTTTAATTTAAATAATGACTATAGCTTTGTTAATATGTTTACATTGGTTGTTGAATAATGAATACAAATGAAATAATTAAAAATTTTAATGTTGATAATGATGTTGTTAAAGATGAAGACTTTTTATACTTTACTTTTTTAATAAATAAAAGTAAAGCTATTTCTAAAAGAGCAAGTTATATTAAAGTGTGTGTTGAGAAGTCTTCTACAGGAAAATTTGTGCAATATGATATTTTAAATATAGACAAAATCAATAATAGATTTTTAAATTCAAACAACCCAAAAATATCAAATCAATACAGATATGAAAATATACCACTAGTTTTAAATCTTAGTAACGATGATTCTTATGAAGAATATATTGTTCCTGTTAGTTTGACTAAAGCAATAAATTCAATAACAGACTACGTAGTCGCGTTTGATGGTTCACCTTCTGAAGGTCTTCCAGGAACTTCAACTACAACAGGATTTCAAAAGCCTCACATTTTCAGGATATATTTTTTAGATGATAATAAAAATATTGTTGAAAATTATGTATTTAATACAAATAATAAAAGATTGTCTGATTATGAA